TTCGGTTGGCCCCCAAAGTGTTCCACCAGAAACGGTCACGGTTGTTGCTGTTGTGTTGTTGCCGTCATAAGTCAAACCAGCGTCAACAAAGAAACAATCCTCAAGAGAGTCAAATGCGTTAGACGACATGCGCTCTACATACCGAACTGAGTTGCCGTTGACTGTGCGCTTTACGATGACATACAAATGATCTTCGTTACCTTCGGCGACACAGGCGCAACTTTCAAACACGCCGTCAGTGTCGTGCTGGTGCCAAGCGCCAACCTGTTGCTCAGGCACATAGGTCAAACCCAACAGCAAGCCAGTTGACGAAACAAACCAAAGCAATGGATGAGGCGACTTGCCGTAGCACATGTCCACAATGTCGTAGTTGTCAAACAAGTGTGCGGCGCGCAGCGACAGATCGCCTGTGATGTATCCGTTGGACTGCCACGAGTATCCCAGTTCACGGATGTGTCCGCCACGCGCAGCACAGTAAACCATGCTGTTGTTGACAATAGACGGTTGCACATTGTTGGCGCCAATGTAGGACTGTGGTCGTACTGAGATCGTAGTTGGCGTAATCGCATCGCTGTTGACTGGTGACACACGCCACTCAGCCGCGCTGGTCAACAGCATTAACTGTTGCAACGGAACAATGTGTCGAATGGTGTTGGCTTCTCGCGCCGCGACCTTGAACGAGATGCGGTCGTCGTCATTGACAGGCAAGCGGTACGACATGTCGCTCTCAGTGCCTGACCGTGTCATCCACAATTGCTGTGGCGAGTTTGTTGTTCCTGCGAATACTCTGCGCTGCTCGAAGTAAGAGACAGCGCCAGGGTAGTTGTATCCGCTTAACACAGGCGTACCAAATGTGGCTGACGATCCACCAGACGCAGTGGTTACTGTGACAACTGGAGCGGTGTAGTTTGATCCTGGGCTTGTGACATTTACCTTTGTGATAACGCCGCCAGTCACTTCTGCGCTCAATACGGCGCCTGTACCAGTTGCGTCTGTGACGCCAAGAACAACAGCGCCTTTTACAACCGCAGATAGAACAGGCGTAAGAACAGCGCCAGTACCGCCAAGATCTAGCAAATAAGCAGGGACTGTGCAAGCAAGTGTTCCATTGTCGGCTAACACAAATATTGGTGCCGTGTATCCGCTGCCAGCGTTGGTAATTCCAATTGTGGTTATGACTCCACCAGTAAGACCTACCGTGAATATTGCGCCTGTTCCTGTTGGATCTGCCACCGTAAGCGTTGGTGAATTGTACCCAGTTCCGCCGTTGGTAATAGTCACAGCCGTAAACGACCCACCAGTTAATGTTGTTCCGTATCCAGTTCCGCCGTTGGTCACTGGGACACTGACAATTCCGTTCTCATAGAATGTCGTGTCGTAGATGGGAGTTGTAATTCCCATGTCAGGCGCAATGTTGTTGTCTGTAAATGACAAAGCCTGAGTCTGACCAATGTATCCGTACAGACCAGACTGAATCTTGTAAATGTTGTATCGGATGGCGCCAGACACGGACGACCAAGTGATCGTGTTGTATGCGCCATTAACATACAAGTTGTTGGTCGCGCTTGCGCTTGTAGATGCCAAACTCTCGTCAACTCCGTTGGCGCCGATAGCGGTGACAACATATGAGTTTACTATGTCAAATATCTTTGACCCATATTCAACTGTGCCGCCACTTGTGTATGCGGTGAATGCGGTTGTATTCACAGGAACGCCAGTCGTGTAGTTCTTGACGCTGAGTGCTGGAGTTGCTGATGTGTTAACAACATAGAAGCCGTCAGCAAGTTGAGTCATTCCGCCAACGCCGCTGATGTATATGGAATCACCAACGACAAATTGGTGCGCTGACGAAAGCGTAATAGATCCTGGATTCGCTTGCGTAATCGCAGTGATATTGAACGCCTCGCCGCGAGACGCTGTGACCGCAACACCACTTGGAGTTGTCACGGATGGAACGAACGGAATCTTGACAAGTGTCCATTGCGTTGCGCCAAGTCGTCGTAATTCGCGTGGCGCGTAGTTCGGATGGACTAGCGTCAACACATCTGCGGACTGGACATGGTGAATGTCAAACAAGTCTGCCGATGCGTATGGGCTTGGAATCTCGTATGCAGGACTTGAAATCAAGAACCAGTATGTGACATTGGTTGGCAAGTTGCCTGTCGATGCAAGGATGCAGTAATAGTTTGAACCGCCGTAACTGACCATGTCGCCAACCACATAAGATGTTGCTCCGTTGTATGCGGCGCCAGTGCCAGCCAACAGCGTAGATCCTTGCGTGTGAAATCGAATATAGCCATTACCAAACTCAAGAACCATCGTCTGCGTGGTGCTGTAGGTGAATGGGATTAATCGAGTCTTGTTGGCGCTGTTCTTGACTTCGCGCACAAAGGATGTGCCTGGACGATTAACAGCAGGGCCTTGCGGCAGGGCAATAAAGTTACGCAACTTGGCGGCGCCAGACTGGAACTTCTGATCGTCGATTCGACCAAACATTTCTGGCGACAACTCGCCACCCGCAAATGATCGGTTAAATGTTCGAGTTGTTGGCATCGTTTAGCGCCCGCTCGTCCAAGGGACAACATGTTCTGGCTTGATGTTGCGCTGATTACTGTCAGATGCTTTTGCAGTCTGCAAGTATCCAGCCATCATTTGAATGCATCGCTTTGCTTCCGCTGATCCAGCGTCACCTTTGATGATTGGCCCTGCCAACATGCTTGCAAGGTGCCAACTCAAAGTCAGTACGAACAAAGCATCAAACTTGGTCGAATCTGTAATTAAAGCCTGGTATCGCAACACGGCGGCTTCTTGGTTGGTTCGGATTATCTTGTTGCCAAGCGTGTCAACTTCGACGCCGTACGGCTGCGGCGTGTACGAGCCAGCAACAACAACAGGTGGAAAGTAAGGCGTGTCAGTTGGAATCAATCGACCAGCGTAATCATCGTGCGCGTCATCAGCCAGCACAGATACAACTGTTTGACAATCGGATGGGACTGCGTACGAGTAGTCCCAAGTGGTGACTGTGTTTGTTAATTCAGCCAACGCAATACGCTTGGACGCAAAGTTCCAAGGATGCAGTTGAAGCAGCGTGTCCCGCGCAATGGCGTAGAACCGCTTGCAGTGTTCGGCTTGTGCAGATCCTTCTGGCGGATCAATGCTGGAAATGGTTGCGTCATCGCCTAAGTGCGCGAGCGCGAGATTACAGATGTCTACGACTGATGCCATGCGAGATCTCCTGATAAGAAACGAGGAGAGCAGGGGTCAACTGCTCCCCTCGCTTTGGGGCAACTTTGTAACTAGCGAGTCATTTCAACCCAAGTCTTCAGCATCGCGTTTCGCCTTTGGTGACCATTTCTGTTTCACCTTTGGTTCATCCGCCACCTCTGCTACAGCCGCTCCGACAAGAACGACATTCGTGTTTGGTGTGCCGTTGTATTCAAAGACATCGCCTTCTTCGCGAATAGAGTTGTCGATGAAACACTTTGCAATTGCTTTGACTTGTGCCATAAGTGACTCCTTAAATTAAAGAACAGTAAAACCAGACGCATAGAACTTCTTGCCGTCTTGAATCTCAGTAACAATATCTGCTGTGATTGTTCCAGCAGTCATTGGGCCAGTAGCAACAGTATAAATTGCTCCCAGATAACGCAATCCAAGCGAAGCAATTTGTGGATTCAAACGAACTGCAAATGAGTATCCAGCAACCAAGGTTGCAACAGCAATAGTTCCAGCCGTAGCAATTGTGGTTGGTGTTGTAAGACTATCAGCAGCAGAAACAACAATTGTTGGAGTTAAAGTAGCCGAACCTCCTGCGGTGAACGCAGTTCCAACAGTAAATTGCACATACAAATCTTCGCCTTCGCCAACATCTCGCGCAAGCGAGAGGTCAACGACATTGGTTGAATTTGCTGTAGCAGTGACGGCTTGGCCAGTTGCAGAACCAGCCGTTAGTGAACCAGACAATCGGAGTAAATTATCAGTAATCATTTTTTTTGTCCTTTCTTAGAGACACGAATTAGGAAACAACGGCTTCTGAGTTGATCAAAGAATCAACTTTACGAAGTGGTACGCCAAGGAATGTCAGCCAACTGTTTGGTTGACCGAACTGAGTCAGACCTTGGTTGATATTCAACACCGCGCTGCTCTTGTCCAACGCAGCCAAAGCCATGCCGCTGTGTACGGTACGGTTCATATAGAACGCGCAACGACCCATTGTCATGTTTGGAATACGGTAGATTGCACGAGCCATCAACTTGATGATGTTTGTTGCAACACCAGCAGCCTGTGTGCCAGTTTGACCAATCAAATCAGAAACATCAATGTTTGGAATACGAACAACATAGCGCCAGTCCTTTACAACAAGACCGTTCTTCCATTGGTAACGAGTCGCATACGCTTGCATACGATTTGAAGAGTCATACACGGTTTGCTCGCCAAGATCCTCATGGATCAGACCAGCCTTGGAACCCTTAGGGAATGGGCAATACACGGTATTGTCACCCCAGCAGACCAAGAACACTGAAGTGTTGTCAGAACCAGAACCACCAGCGCTAATAACATTCGCTGCGTTTCCGCCTGACAGACTTGAGTATCGACCAGCCAAACCGAGGAACGACTTTGGTTCAGTGGCTGGGTTGCCATAGAACATTGTGGTCGCTTGGGTTTGGTTCATTGCTTCCAAGAACGCAGTGTCTTCTGACAAACGGAACTGAGCCGTGTTGCCATTCAACATTGCAAGATCCTTGTCAACTTCTGAACGCGCTTCAAGCATGCCACATGCCTCGTCAACTTGTGCAGTCGTTGACTTGGTGCTTGGAATGCCTTGGTTCAATGCGCGCCAGTAAACGGTTGGCAATCCTGTACGGATTACAACACGCTCGCCAGTTGGCAAGTTACCTTCTTTGAAGACAGCGTCATCAAGAATTTCGTTGGTTTGCGACAGAAGTTCTGCGACAACAGGAACGCGACCATCTGGATCGGTTCGTTTCGCCCAATCAGCCAAAGTAAGATTTGTAGTTGCGAGAGTAGCCATGATTAGTATCC